TGGATGTCCACAATAGATTCGCCTCGTGCAGTATCTAGTATTTTAGTATACTTTACAAATTTTGCAAATCTTTCTGAGTCGTAATTATTTATTTTAAGAGTTTTAATTAAATTTGTCAACCCATCAAGAGCACAAATAGGTGCATTCTCAAGAGTTTGTTCTAAATCCGTAATACATTGTTGTCTTAACTCCGTTGGTAAATTTTCTACAAATAATTCTTCCTCGTTATTAACCATAAAAATACAATGACAATATTGAGGAAAATTTTCTTTAAAATAAGCCACTATATTTGGAATATCTAACACATTATACATACTAGTAGTAGTCGCAAACATAATTTCGTGTTTTTTAACTAAACTTAAATTTTTTATTATTACAGGCCAGAAGGAGCCATGTCTGATATAATTGTTTAATCGATCAATGCCATCAACAGATACAACAATTAACAAATTATTAAATTTGTCTAACACTTCACGAAAATCATCAGATAAATTACTAAGGCTCGTACTTATTATTAATCTTACACTAGGGTTAATTTGTGCTAGATTTTTCAAAAAGGACAAATTGTAAGGTTCAATTAACGGTTCGCCGCCAGCAAGATAAATCTTTTTAATATTTTCATCAATTTTTAGTTCGTGATTTGTTCTCGGATTTTCAACAAAATGAAATTTTTCACTCCATATGTTTACTAATTTTTTATTTTCGGCGTTTATGGAACTACTACTGTAAGGGTTGCACATTCTGCACTTTAAGGTGCAAGTATTGCTATATCTTAAATCATAACTGAGTGGAACAATTTCTTGATTGTTTAAAAATTTTATTATATTTTGTTCAAGTCCGGTAGTAAAATCTTGGCTAGCCATCCAGCCATGAGTTTCTCTCTGCCTAGGACTTACTAGTCCATTCTCTTCTTGATAATAACAATCGTTGCACTCTTCTGGCTTTTCACCATTAAGCATTTTATGCCTAACATAATACATTTTTTTAGAGTTAAAGCTTTGTAACGAATTATCATTTACATTGTCGGATTGTCGTTTATTACTGTAACAACAAATGTTATGATGATTATGAAAATGTTTTTCTTGATGGACAAACGGAATCGAGCAAAAACTTTTGCTCTCCTGTAAATTTTTAATGTTAATCATTAGGATCGTTTAGATAGTGCAGATTTAGCCATCGAGTCCACTGTCCGTTCAGGGGCAGTACGAGGAATTTCCTGTCCAATTTCAGCTGGCATATCAGTGTCATCTTGTAACGGTTGTAAATAAACATATTTTACGCCACTTGAATCATCTTTGATATCTTTAATTAAATTCTTAATATCTGGATTACCTTTATATGCGTCCAATAAGTTTTCAAGATTAAATTGTGTTTCCCCTGTACCTTGAACTAGGTTAATTAGACTATCTACTCTGATACGAGGTTGAATATGAGTATCGTGCGCTCTGTTACGTAAAAACTCAAGCGTGGTCAGCAAGTTAGCATCACCACGCCCGTCAGCTTCATCTTCGAGAACTTCGTCAAGATATTTGTCTAGGTTCTCGGTGATTACTTCTTGAATACGCATTAACGCTTCTCTCTACCTACTGCGTTTGGTCCTGCGGCAGCATCAGTAGCAGCAAAGCTGTCTGTGTCTATGTCGCTGGTCATATCTGCGGCAGGCATTTCACCAGGCATACCGCCCGGCGCAGGCGCTGCGCCCATGCCCATTGGAGCTGCTACAGGCTCTCCGGCTAAGGCTCTAGCTGCATCATCAGCAGTAGATCTTGCTGAACTTAACTGTTGTGTCATGTTGGCCAACAATGGCTCAACTGAGGCCTTGAATGCGTCTGCTTGCTCCATGCCAATCTGATCGCGAATGGTATCTAGTAATGCAGGCATTTGCTCGTTTTGCATTTTGCTAACTTCTTCTAGCATGTCCTGGATCGAATCGACCATGTCCTTGGCAGCAAGAATGGCTTGACTTTTGCCCATTTCGCTTTCCATAACCAGCTGTTGCTTGTTTTCAACCATCCAGCGATGTAGACCTTCACGTACCATTAGCAGTTCCATGTATTTTGGATTTTTTTCTGCTACATGAACTCCATGGCTGTGCTTGATTTTTTCAAGATTTTCAGTTAAACCTTGAGCTAGCACATAAGCTTTAGGAAAGCTTAGATTGTCATAATCAATCTTGACGCCAAAGCGGCTTTCCATAACTTTGTTGATTTTTTTAGCGGAAGGCTTGACGCCCATTTCTGTTAATCTCATAGTGGTGTGTTCCCAAATTTTAAGTATTTAGCCGAAATTAAAGTTTTTTTCAAAATGTTAGATACTGCTCGGCGCTGCATTTTTGCATCTGTACATCTATTTAAGGCAGTTTCAATTCGAAAGTCACTTTTGGCATTTTTGATTGTGTATTGATAAAATTCTATATCTCGATCCAATTTACCCAATTGCCTGTCTAACTCAAGCAATTCTCTTGCAGCAGAGTAATTTTTCATCATTTTGACACAATATAGTATGGCATGGCTTTTTGAAACAAAATCATGCAGCACTTGACCGTCCTGCTGTTCTACTCTCCAGCATGTGCTATTTTTACCTTGTACTCGATAAGGACCCACTAAAAACCCGTAGCTTCCAACAGGAATAACTACGGGTTCGTTTACATAATTTTTTAGTTGTTTATCTGTCCACTCTTTTATGTACTTTGTGCCTACGGTTGCAAATAATTCCTGTGCCTGGCTAAACTCCGATTTTTTGTTTGTAGTAGATTTTGCCATCTTCATTTTTTCTAAATAAAATATCCTTGTTTACCAAATGATTTGCTACAACCAATTGTCTAGGTGATAAATCTTCTCGAGCTATCCGACGACCGCCTTCAAACTGCCCCAATACATCTGCTTCTTCGTTAGTAATTGGTAATCTTATTTTATTTACAAGTTCTACAATCTTCATTATTATTTTAGAATAAGTTGTACTATGACCATGATTAAACCTGTGAGCATGGCTACGCCAAAAGCTGTGCCAACGGTAATCAGCTGTCCGCTACTTTTGCTAGTAGCCTCTGCTGCAGATTCTGATATTTTCGTGCGTATGACTATGATGTTTTCTTCCATGTTGGTCATGCGCTGTTCTAGCTTGTCTAGTTTGTCTTCCAATGCCTTGTATCTTTCAGCGCATAAATCCACGTGCGCTTCAAGGCTTGCTCTTTCGCTTGCTGCCATCTCTTTCTCTCATTAAAAATAGAGGGTTCTGTATTAATGCCTAGATTGTATGCCATGAAAAAGGAGCCTTAAATGTGCCTGTGTTTAGACAGTATTTAAGTTAATTCTACCTTTTATAAAATATATGTTTTTTATTGAGCCATAAGGATAAAAAATTGGAAGCATGAATCTTGCTGTTTCTTCAAGCCCGCAAATGATTGGCACTTGTGCAAAAGCATCGTCTAGAGCACCAACTGGATCAGCATCTTTGAGAAATACATCTTCATACTCAACACCAAAACTAAACACCCAACAGCGTTGTTGTCCGTAATATATTTCAGGAAAGTGACTTGTTTCATCTACTTCAATGTTTTCTACCACATACGGACCGTCAATGTGTTGTGGTTGTGCTTTGATACCTATACATTGTAGTACGGTCTCCCAGTTGCGTTGTTGATTGCGTTTAAGTTCATTATCAGCCGAGTGTCTAATAACACCAGTAGCAGTAATATCAACTAATGTTACACCTGTGTAAAAATACATATAGATATTTATAGAATAAAAAAGGCAGAACTAGTCTGCCTATGTTTTTGGTAGTACTTTCTCTAATTAAGCAACTACAAAACTGGTACCATTTGTTACTGTTGCACTTCCTAGGTTAACTGAACCTTTACGAGTACCAATTGCCTGGATAGCTGTTTGCAATACACTTGCATCTGGTGCATTTACACCGTCGCAGCACAAGCTGATAGCACCCGAGGTCGGGTGTGCATAATAAGCCAATACTGGTGGAAACACTTGAATGATTGCTTCAAATGCTTCGTTGGCTGCATCATCTTCAGCTGAAAGGTTTACACCAGCAGCTACAATGTAAAATACAACACTTTGGCCTACTTCAGTATATTGAATACCGTTTAGTACACCAGTTAAACCTGCATAGTTGTAGCCTGCGCTACGATCAATTCCGATTGCCATTTTTTGTTTCTCCCTAAATTTTGCTTTCGCTGTAGATATTTATGGCGGTCATAAAAAAAGCAGCCCTGGCTGCTTTTTTATTTGTTACAAAATCAATTAAGCGATCTTGATACCGCTTGTTGTTGTAACTGCCGCTAGTGCAGGGAATACGTTACCGTATGCACCAATGTTGGCACCTGGGGTACCGTCGTGGCTTAGTGTACGAATAACTGTTTGTAGGTCACTTGCACTCCATGCACTACGCTCAGTGATAACGCTTAACTGTGCAGTTGAACCTTGTGCATCTACCTGATATGCCAAAACTGTTGCATTTGAGCTGATGGTCTTTAACAATGTGTGTACAGCACCATCTAAACCAGCGCCGCTTGGACCTTTTAGTTCGTTTGCTAGGTTAGCAGTAACGCCTAGTGTGGTAATCTTGTAGGCCTGAATTGGGCTGTTGATACCGGTATTGATAATTTGTGCATTTGCATTTTTGGTGTAGCTATCACCAACGTTGGTTACGACTTGTGAATCGCCGCTTACTCTTGTGACTCCGATTGCCATTTTTGTTTCTCCTTAAACATTTGCGTGATTAGCGCATGCAAATATTTATGCATGTTTGGAAAAAATTACAATCTTCCTTGTACATTTGCAGTAGAAAATACTCCGCGATTTACCAGCTTGATAAATCCGCTGGGTGTGTTGATTACAAAGCCCTCGCCTTTTGGCACATCACCCACATACTGTTCTACACCGCCCACTTGAGGCTCTAATTGTTGTAATATAGCTAGTTTAAGGTTGTAAATTGCCACATAAGCAGCATCCATAGCAGCCATAATGGGTCTATTTTCTTCAGCTGCCACAAGCTTAAACTGCGGTGCAGTTAAATTATTTTGCAACCAATTTGCGTCAACTGCCTGACCTGTGTATTTTCTATTATAGTAGGTTTGTAGTTTAGCTACTGTAGATTGTGTTAGGCTACCTAAAAACGCATCGCCATTCAATGATGCAAAATTCTGTACAGCAGCTCTTGCTGCTCTAGTTTGCTGTACAGGTTCCTTCAATCTAAACTTGGTACCCATGTTGCCGGTTAAAACAGTGATGTTTTGATTAGTGCCGCCCAATCCGCCTAGCCCTTGTAATGATGTTTTGTTTTGTATTTCTGTACCCTTGCTTGTTTTCTCAACATCTGTGCCATAGGTATGGACTGCTAAACCAAACGGTCTTCCTTTGATTTCCTTGCCAACTGCACTGCCGGCTTTAACTTTGTATGTTACGCCATAAGGATTGGCCTGAAATACAAAATAACTTTGCTGTTCTGGCACAGGTTCAGTCCACATTACATCACCTTGTACAAAGCCTTGAAAGTTGCCGGGCACAATAGAAGCTACACTATCAAACATTGCAGCAAGTTTTTGACCAACGTCCATGTTTTTTTGATTTTGCACAAAGAACTTTAATAAATCTTGGGCACTAGTGACCTGTCCTCCGGGCATACCTATATACTCTTTGTAGTTCATAGTAAACAAGCCATCTGCAGGTCTACGGCCAAAAATAATGGCCGGGCTTCCGTCCCATTTGATACTCACCAATTCAGGATTTGATACTGCTGATAACATACCATCAATGGCATCCGAAGCCGCTTGGCTACCATTGAGAATAAAATCTTCTGGATGCGGTGTACGTATGCCTTCAGTTAAGGTTGTTATGAATTCTAATAACATTATGCCAGTTTGTCTGTGTAATTTCTAAACCAAGCAGCGGTGCCCGGGGTCGGGGCAGCTTCGGGTAATTGTATATCACTCTT